AGTTCGTTCACTTCGCAATAGTGAACGATAGCATCAATATAATTGATTTTTTCTTCGGCAACAATTTTTTCAATTTCTAATGCAAATTTAGAAGGTGTGAGAAATTTTTTCTCAATCGCCTGTTCTAGTTCTTTATTCGGTTCCATAGAGTTCCAGTTTATCTCTAACAAACTTTCTAATGTATTCGGTGAGAAGTTTGATGTACTTTGATTTGTCTCGTTCTTCATAGACGACGCATTCTCCATTTTCGCAAGCCATAATAATTACAAGTTTTTTAACTGAAATACCAGTCAGTTCGTACAGCATACAACCATATGCCATGCACTGCACAAAATAGTGATCGATCCACTCCCGTGGTTTTGGTTTCTTGGATGTTTTGAAATCAATTATTGCTAGTTCGCCTTCATATTCGGCAATACAATCAACCGTTCCGGCAATACCAAGTTGTTTACTATATAGGGAACCCTCAAGTGCATGGATATTATCAATCTTGTTTAGTTTAGATTTAGAGATCTTAAAAAGAAAATCTGAAATAGGTTGAACCTTTGGCAGTTCTTCATTCTTTAAAAAGTGTTCAGTTAGAGTATGCATATCCGTACCACGACTTGTAGCAGCTTTAGTGATACGATCTGCCTCCTCGTTTCCTACTTTCTTTCGCCATTTTACAAAGATCTCTTTATTAAAATGACTAGTCACCGAAGTGATGGAGACCAGTCGGAGGAGTTCTTCTGCATCAGGAACAGAGTAGTATCTTACTCCATCAATAGTCTCCCTCTCAAGTTGAGGGAGGTTAATATCAACATGATTAAACATTAAAAACCAGAATCAATTTTTGCAGTTAGGTATTCTTTGACAAGACCGGAACGAACAATATCATCAATATCAAATTCAATAATACCAAAAGATGGCATTTTACGCAAGATGTTCATGAAATCAACGATACCATTTCTTTCATTTGACTTATTCAAATCAGACTGGCGAGCATCACCACAGAAACAAATTTTTGTATTTTCACCAACACGAGTGATAATAGAATCTAGTTCATGGAAGTTAAGATTCTGAAACTCGTCAACAATGATAATCGAATTATCGAGAGTAGTTCCACGAAGAAATGATGTACTCCAGAACTTAATTGTTTCTTGTGCTTTGAGATTGCCATAGAGCATCTCAAAATCTGCATCACTTGGCATCTGGAACATATACTTCACCATATTCTTATAAGGAATTTGGTAAATATCTGCCTTATCGTCATGATCTCCAGGAAGAAAACCAATTTCTCTCGTAGCAACAAGTGATCTTACAAGATAAATTCTCTCATAAGGTGTTCTTTCATCAAGAACATCTCGTAGTGCATTAAAAAGAGTGATGAAAGTTTTTCCAGTCCCAGCACAACCATATGCAACTATATGTTTTCCTTCACCATACTCTTTAAATAGATTTTTTTGATTTTCTGTAAGAGGTTCTATATCAACCAAATATTCCGAACTTAAGGGTTTTTTCCTTTTCATCTGCTTGGTTGTAAGACCAACTCCAATTGGTTGGTCATTTGCAGATGCTCTTTTTCTTCTTGCCATACTTAGATTTTTGAAATATTTGATCCGGGAACTGATGCAGCTTTAGAAAGAACATCGTTCCATCCTGGGTTTTTCTTACGAAGTTTATCTTTCCACTCTCCAACTTCACCAATAGAAGGTGCGTTTTCTGGAGTATAGTATCTCTCCCAATCAGGATTATCTTCTCTCCACTGATCCCAAGCATGAACGCTCATTACAACGTCTTTGGTTTCACCAGTTTCTTTATGTTTTACAGGATATGTTGCCATAGTTATAAATTCAATTAAATGTATTTAGAAGTAGTTTATGATGACATTAAATCTAAATTTTTGATCCGTACATGAATAAGAACGATGAGGAACAGAAGGATCAAATAAAATTAGACGATTTGCTTTACTTTCAATTTTACCATAACCCATAATTTCAGTAGATCCATTGCAATCATTCAAACTAAAAAGTACTCCTTTGTGAGGAAAATCTGCATCCTGGTGCCAACGATGAGCAACATTATGTGAAGTTTGTGGATAGCAATTTATTTTTGAGCGGATTATTGCTTTAACATAAAATTCTTCATGAAACTTGGAGAATAATTTTTCTCCAAAATCTTTAAAAAACTCACTTTTCGGAACAAAATTGTCATATATCATATGCCCAAACAAAATGTGATTATTTGGTTCTGGTGTATTTAATTTTACGATACTTTCTGGTATTATATAATGAGCTTTTCTAGCAATATTTGCAAGATATGAAAGATCATTATAATCTAAAAAATCATCAATAATAACGGGATCTTTAGAGTCCATTACCACTCCATTGCTTCTGCAACAGCGGGAAACTGTTCAATAAAGATTTCCTTAGCGCCTAGTGCAATATCCATGTGCTCCTTCTGTGTGCCATTTGCAGAACGCAAATCGATATAATGAATCCATGAGCGCACAGAACCCGTCATGTAGATTCTTGTTGGTGTTGCCAAAGGAAGCACAAACCGAGCACACTCCTTTGCAATTGATGCATCAAGCATCTCTTTATAGAGTTTCATTCCTTCTTCAAAGTGCTTTTGCATTTTGATTTGGAACTCCTGACGGACAAACGGATCAATATCATCAATAGAATTCTGACGATTCTTGGTGTCTTGCCTGCGTAGTTCAGGTAGAGGGATCGTCTCCGCGAGTAGGGAAGAATCAGCATACCGTTGTGAAAATTCTTGATATGTAAAGGATCTATGACGAAGCACTTGAGCTGCCACACCCCTGGTGGTATTGATTTCCAGGGTCATAAATGCCTGCTCAAAAATGCTCCAGTGTTGGTGCTTCACACAATACTTAAGGAGTCCAGAGAACTTCTCATTCTCCTGGTTATTGGGGTTGGAGACACGGGCACAATATGCCATGTGTTTTTCTGCATCAGGAGTTACACTAATCAGTTTTACGCTCATTTCTTACCAAATCCTTTGAATGTTTTTGCATCAATTCTATCAATTTCTTCTTTGATAGATTTAATATTTTTCCTGTATTCCAAAATCTCTTCATCAGAATACAAGTGTTCTTGCTTAATCAATCTATTAAGCAATTTTAGAAGTTTCTTCGCTCTATTTGTGTTACTAATCCGGGTATCCATCATCATCCTCAAAAATTTCGTCGTAATCTTGTAAGATTGTTTTTGGAGATTCTTTTACATAAGCATCAACATCAGAATACACTTCTGCTTTCAAACCATCAACAAGTAATTCTAAATTACGAACAATTAGTTTTAGTCGTTCTCTGTCCATACATAATTGATATTCCACAATTAATTATAACACAAAAAAGAGGGGTGATCAATCCCCTCTACATTTTATATTTTAGTACTAATTTAGAATTTTGCGACAAATACGTTTACATGTTGCCTGATCATCATCGCACTCAATTAGACAGTCAAAATAATCATTAACAAGATCGAGTTCCTCATTACATCGGGTTAAGGTACACTCAATATGCATCCACTCTGCTAATTGATTGCGAGAAATGATATTGTGCATATCACCTCCATGCAATTTTACACATTACAAAAATGACAAAAGAATTTGATCTCAGGTCATAACTGTACCTCTGAATTCTACCATATTTAGAACGATTGTGTGTAAATTAATACAGTCAGGTAATAAAAATTTATGCCTACGAGTTTATACTCATAAAAAAAAGAGAGGTTAATTAACCTCTCTTAATTAGTAAGATTTCTCCATATATGATAGTTATAAATGCAATACAAAATAGAGATAGAATTCCTGCTACTTGTAGTGCTTCCACAACATCACTTCTGATAAGTATGACCGCGATAGCAAAATGTTCCATGAACTTCATCAACATTTTGCTTGCACTCAAACTTTACACCACGATATGTGGTCATAGCAATTTGTGCATCGTGCAGTGCTGCTGCTTTTTGAATCTGCTTTTTGATCAGAGAAAGTCTGTTCATTGTAGGTTCTCCTGAAAGAGTAGGGTGAATTTAATCTCCCGTTCCTTCAGTCGTTTGCGTCCCATGGACATTCAGGTGTTGCTTCTTGAATTACTTCAATAAGCTCAACCTTAACTTGATTATTTAAATTTTCATTAGCATTAATGCGACTAATCATGTCAGCAGCATCAGTACAATGAATACTCGAATAAAATAATAAATCAAACATGGGATGAACGCTCCGTTCCGCGACTTACTTGCGTCCCCGAAGGGATGAACGACCTGTGTATATTATAACTTATACATTCTATCTAGTCAAGTTCTTTTGTAACATATGATACAATTTTATAAAATCTTTACAGATCAAAATTTTTGGCGAATTTTTTTTCCCCGATCTGGGAAATCACTTTCGCTTTTTGGTTTCGGGTGGTTTAACGCCCCACAACTTAGGATTGATTCTTCCTTCAGTCTGATTCATGGTCACAAAATCTTTCCTATACTTATCATAATAATGGTCAAAGATTTCTACTTGTTTTGCTGCAGCAGCAATGTCATAATGTGACACTCCATCAATTTTATATTCTACTAGAAATGAGTTGTTAGGAAGTGTTCGATCTTCTGCAGGTTCTTTACCACAATCTTCAAAAAGTAGTTTCATAAGTTTCAAGAACGACCTCCCCAATTAATGTCAGGATATGCTTCACTAACAACATCTTTTGTAATTTTATATCTTTCAGAAAGTTTTTTATCTTTAACCAAACAAATAATTTCTGCTTCAAGTGGATGCAATCCTTCAAGAAGATTAATAAACATAGATTCACGTCTAATTGAAGACAAATTTTGATTACCACCTTTAACAAAATGATAAAAGTTTTTTGCTTCTCTACGAATTGTAGTTCTTGCTTGAGTATCACTCACTCCCATCGAAAAAGAACCCTTCTCATACATTAAACGAGTTGCTTCATCAATTTTTGTTGAAAGAGTTCCACTATAAGAAGTTTGGTCCGCATATCCAGAATACGGAACTTCTCCATCAGGAAGAAGCGAAATAACAGTTTCATCAAAGTTCCAAATAAACAGTGAAACTAGTGAATCATGCCTATACTTTTTAAGTACCTCTATTTTTTTTGCTTTTGTCCTTTGTTTAGAAGTTAAATCAAATACCTCAAACGCAAGGGGATTATTTGGAAGATCTTGAATTGGTGTAGAGGTACTTCTCTTTTTAGTCGTTGTTGTCGTCTTCTTCGATTTGGTTGTCGTCATAATAGTTTTCAAAATTAAATGCAATGACCTCATCAGGAATCAGGTTACCCTGATTATCAAACATTTCGGGGTGAGGTCTTGGTACTTCCCGATAGTTCATCATATATTCTCTTGCAGTCCAACCTCCTATAAGTCCCACGATTAAAAACAATACGGTCATGAATGAACCGAAAACTAAACTAACTGCTAACATTTTTCTTACCTCGGGAAACTCGTTTCTTCTTTTTTGAATTAAAGGAAAACTCAAAATAGATGTTTACTTCCCGATTGAGAAAGCAAACCATCTTTTCAAAAATGATATGAAATGGTTGTGTCTGCTTTCTCTTACCTCCATTAAGTATAAAATCAACACCACGATTTCTGTGGTTTTGATTATTTATATTAGGATTTGATAACTTGTCGTTCTCTGAGGAATTTGATTGTGTCAACGCAACCTCCCAATTTTTCATCATTACAAATTACCTGAGGAAAAGTAGATTCCTCCCCAAACTTCATATAAAACTCATCTTTAGTAAAATCTTTATCAAGTTTGTAAATAGTAAAATTACTTCCGGTAAGTTCTAAAACTTGCTTAACCTTATAACAATAAGGACAATCATCTTTCGAATAAACTTTAAAATTCATAACCAAAAAAATAAAAACTACTTGTTATTTTGCCATGTCATTTGCACACTGAACTCTATTTCCATTAGCAAGGACATAGTGAAAAAATACCTGATGGTAGTATACATCATTATCCTTTATTCGTCTACCATACCAAGTTTTTTTAAACTTTTCTGGCATTTTATTTCTCCAGTGAGGTCTTTCACATCCTTTATATATCATTCCATCACCCGGAGATAAGGTAACAGAACGTTCTTCTCCTATTTTTTCTTCACTATTTGGTGTTTTAATCCAAATAGGCCATGGTTGTTCAAGATTAGAACTGATATGAATAGTCACAGAAATTTCGCAAGCATCTCTATCAGTATGAATTGTTAGTTCTTGATCTGTAAAATAAAATCTATCATAATAATAAGTATTATATAACTTACTACCAATTATTTTTTCCAGTTTCAAACGAATCCCAGAATGAATTTGCCTGTACTGAGGATGCCAATAAGTTGAAAAAGAACCTTCTACCTGAGATTCTACAGGGTCATACTTAAATTGATCTAACTGCTTTCCCCAATAATTTGCTGAACCTCTAAGTTCAGGAATAGGACGAAAAAGTTCTTCAGAATTCCACAAGTCTCTAACTACCAGATAACCATCCTTTTCAAACTGATCATTATTAGTTTTGGATGATCCACTATTTAAAAATTCTTGCCTCTTTACGTCTTCTAAGGTCATGTTTTCCATAATTTACTTCCCATTAAAGATTTCATCAACAGATTGTGTTGTAATAATTTCCATGTTTATAGAATATCTATACTTATTTCCCACTGGTTTATTTGGTTTATGAATTAGATGGCAAGGAAATATCAGTAATTCATTTTTATCAGGATAATATATGTGCTCTTTACCATTATGTAAAAAAGAAATACTATCACCCTTTTCAACATCATAATAGTAAACTCCATTTATGATAGATGTTCTTTCATGATCATGAAAGACTGATCTGTAATCATCATTTTTACTTCTATAACAGTGACAAGTTTTTTTATTTCTTGGAGATAAATCAAAATCACCAAATAATAATTTACATTCTTTCAAAAACAATTCATACAATTTTTCAAAAACTTTTGTATTATCATAGATTGGATAATTATATCCATCTTTATCATTATAATATTTTTTATAGTTTTTATTTAAAATAAAATTGAGTGATATTCTATCAAAAAAATTAGGTGTATAGAAGTTTTTAATCGATTTTATTTCCATCTCGGACCAACAACCCATCCAACAAGAGACTTACGTTTACCTTTAGTTACTTTAAGAACACGATGAGATGTACGTGAATCAAAAACAATTACCGTGCCTTTTTTTCTTGGTGCAAAATAACTCTTACCATCCTCTGCTATCAATTGAAGATTACCTCCTTCATAATCTTCAGGATCAGAAAGTTGAACAACAAAAGAAAGTTTTCTCACAAGTTCCAAATTTTCTTGAATGAAATCTTGCTGTCTTCCTTCATGATGATTACCAACACTTACTGGTTTATAATGACAAGAAATTCCAGCATCATTATGCCAAGTGTAAAATTCTCCTACACCATATTCAGTATATTGCATACTTTCTCCATCAATATTACGAATATCATAGAGAAAATTTTCGCGATTTGCTCTTTCAATATAATGCCAAACAAGTCCTGCAGTCCAATGTGTGGTTGGAATCCAAGCATTTTTTGAATTTCTCTTATCTTTATTCAGAGCATCTCCCATTAATCTGGAGTCGCCCATTTGATCACCAAAATTACTTTCCAGATCTTCTTCAAGCGATTCTATAACTTTATCGGGTAGTCCACTGAAATACCAAGTGCTTTGATATGCCACTCAAGTCTCCTATTAATATATTCACAAATTATATATCATCACAAAAAAATAGTCAATTTTACTCTGCAAACACAATCGGTATTCTAATAATTAAAATTCCACTGCCACCATTACCAGAAACATAACCACCTGATCCGCCACTTCCGCCAGACCCAGTATTTGGATCTCCATCATATATGTGGCGAGAAGGACTATCAATTAACTTCCAGGGTCCTGATCCAGCAACGGCACCGCCTCCACCAGGATTTCTCAAATATCCATTATAAGATGCACCCGGAGTGTCCCCTCCTCCACCTCCACCAGCAAAATGCCTACCATTAGCAGCATATGGAGTATTGGGAGTGTTATATCCATAATTTTCAGGAATTCCTAAATCTCCACCAAACATGGCTTTTCCATGTCCTCCCATCATTCCAAGATTAGAGGGAGATCCAATTGGATTGGTAACAGGTGGAGATATAAGAACGTTACTCGGATCATAAAGGCTTCCAACACTACCAGCACCGCCACCTCCACCACCACCGGCTTGTTTGGCACCACCACCAGGACTTCCATGAGCAAGGTCTGTTGCATTCGATTTCCCGCTATATGGAGATCCTCCACCACCAGAACCTGTTCCAGGGGGTCCTGCGGTATTTGATGATCCAGCACCATAGGCTCCACCCACTGCTGTTATATCAGTAAAATTAGAAGGACCAACTAGTTTACTAGCACCCCCAGCTGTAGCAAAGTATGCAGATCTTGTACCAATCCCACCACGGCCTATAAAAACATCATACTTACCTATTGGAAACGTTACATTATAATTTTCGACAAATGCACCAGCGCCACCACCGCCGCCGTTATCATCGCCACCACCTGCTCCGCCGCCGCCAATGATTGCAACATCTATAGGTCCAGAGCGAAGAATTTCAAAAAATCCATCATCGGTAAATGAATAGTACTTATAATTACCATAGGTCCAAGTTTCAAAAGCATTATTTCGACCAACAGATGCACCTAAAGTATCTCTACCCTCAACTGCACGAACAGAAGAAGATGAACTTGTTATATTATTTTTTGAACTTCTAAATGGTGACATGTTTAACCTGCATCAACGATTCTTAAATATCTTACAACAACTAATCCAGGACCACCTTGACCACCAGGATTACCTCCAGGTTCAGATCCACCTGCACCTCCACCCCCTGTGTTCACCGTTCCAGGATATCCACTTTGATAATTATTTTGGGAACCGCCGCCACCAAGTCCGCCACCATCCTGAGTAGTCTGAGGTGAGTATGAACTTCCTCCCATACCTCCACCACCAACATAACGTCCAGGAGACACATTGGAAGGTGATGCTTCACCCAAATCAAAATTTGCCGGAGTTGCTGGAGGATTAACTCCCGCATCACCCGCAAATATTCTTACGCCAGGACCACCTTGACCACCATAATCACCAGGTGCTCCTACAGATCCAGCACCACCAGCACCGCCGCCTCCGCCGCCACCAAGATAATTTGATCCACTAGATCCTTCATAACCTTGAACAACTCCATTAGGTTGAAATGGTGCTAATGGAGTTGTTGTATATTCAATAAAATTAGCATAATTTGAAACTGCCGACCCTGAAACACCAGTTTTTCCTCCACCAGATGCACCATAACTCTTAGGCTGACTAGGACCGGTATATGGTGTTGCAGTATCGCCACCAATTCCACCACCGCCGCCTGCAGCATAAAATTCATAATTTGCAGGATTAATATGTGGAGATGTTATCTTGGATGCAGAACCTGCATAACCCCAAGTAGATTGATTTTTAGGGGCATATCCCCCTGGATCGCCTGTTGCACCACCAGTACCTATAGTAACAGTGTATGTGCCAATCTGTGCTTTATAATCATAAATGTGGAGAACTCCTCCGGCTCCACCACCTCCACCTCCACCTTGCTGTCCGGTAAATGGTGGACCAATAACTCCGTTTGCGCCAGCACCACCTCCACCAACTAAGCAAAAATCCATATATCCAGATCTTTGCACTTCAAAAATCCCAGGTCCAGTGAAAGCTATGTAATTATAATCACCATAGGTCCATTCGTGCTGTCCAGTATGAGTAACTGCTGCACCAACTTCATTGTCTCTTTGAAGAATGTATTGTGCAGAATTACTAAGAAATCCCAGTTTTGTACTTTTAAATGGACTCATAAATCATGCCTCCTTATCACCAAGAACTAGTACAGTAACTGAATTTGTTGCTGTTCCTCCGTTATTAGTTCCCTCATTAAATACAGATATTTTATCTCCCGTTGTTGATAATGTAATTGGATAGTTTGGTTCAAATAAGAAAGTATCGTCTGGTTCTAATGCCCCTCTAAAAATTCTATTGGTGGCATCAGCAGTGCCTCCATTGGGAACCATATAAATTTGAACTGTCTGTGTTAAATCAGTATTTGCAGTTCCAACATTAGCATTGTGGATTGCAATTGATTTCACATACATTTTTTTACTATTAGCAACTGTCACAATACCAACAGTAGTTCCAGCGCCAACAACTACTGGAAACCTTAATGTACCTCTTTCTAATGCCATTGTATGTTCTTATAAAGTTCCTTTTTTGTATTTATTTATCAAGTAAAAAGCATGTTATCCAGAACATGATCTGTAGTAACAACACCACTCAATCCAGAACCATCGCCAGTATAGGAAGTAGCATTAATATTACCAGAAGATGCAGTGAATGTAATTGCAGTTCCAACATTAACTGTGTTTGCAGACGGATCTGCAGACATTAATCCAGTAGATGCCAATTCACCATTTTCTCTAGTCTTTCCCATGTGGAAACATATGATTTATTTTTATTTATAATCAAATACCACCAAATAACATACAATCAAGAGTCACATCTGTTGCTGTTATTGATGTCAGAAGTTGACCATCTCCAGAGAACTTAGTGGCATATAAAGTTCCAGTTGCTGGATCATACTTTAAAGTATTTGAATGTGTTTTTGGAGGTTCATTTCCAGAAGCATTATTCACAAATAAGATATGATATCCAGTTCCACTTGTTTGGGATGCAACAGTAATGTTTGTTGCATTTGTTGCTGTTGGTGTTGATGTTGCAGTATCTGCATTACCAGTCACATTACCAGTTAAATTACCAGTAACATTACCAGTCACGTTGCCAGTCACATCACCGGTTAAATCACCAGTCACATTACCTGTGACGTTTCCTGTAAGGGTAGTGGCAGTAAGTTCTCCAGTGCTTGGGTTAAATGTAAGATTTGATGATGAAGTTCTTACAGTACTAATACTTCCAGAAGTTGCTTCGGTAAGTACAACATTTCGAGTTGCATTTGTTGTTTCATTTACAACTGTAACATCAAGAGTATTAACTGAAAGAGATGTATAAGAAACAAATTCTAATACATCACCAGCATCAGCACCACTATTTAATATGACATCGCTACCAGAAGATGCCGTAAATTCTGTGGAATCTAGTTTAGATCCATTAAAGAAAACATCAACATAACCAACAGTATAAGAAACACTGAATGTTGTTTGTCCTGCTCCTGCAACAATTCTCGATGTTGATCTTGTAGTTCTAAAATTTGGATTTGTTGGTACATTTAGTTCAAAAGCAACAATATCTACAATATCACCATTATCAGGAGCAGGTTCAATTACAACAGTACTGCCATCGTCTGCTGTAAACTCAGCATCTTTTTGTAATTTAGAACCATTTAAATATACATCAATATATCCAGTAGTATATCCATTATCAACTGTAAATGAAGTCGTAACACCATTTGCAGTATATGTATTATTTCTTCTTAACGTTCCTCCACCAGTTGCAACACCACTTAAGTTTGATCCATCACCATAAAATGATAGAGCACTAACAATACCGACAGCTCCACCATAAAATGTAATACCAGTTCCAACCTTTACAAGGTCATTGGCAATATCATTAACAAGTAGTGCATCTGCCGTTAAATTTCCAGTCTGTCTGGTTCTTCCCATGACTTATGTTTTTAGTTATTTAGTTTATACATCGGCAGTATTTGTTGATGGATACTGTCTATTGTCACCCCAAATAATTCTTCCAGCACCTTGAGCACCAGAACCACCAGTCCTGACTGTATCGTCATCATCAGAACCGCCACCACCACCATAAGCACCGCCAGGACCATTATAAGATCCGCTTCCGCCACCAGATCCTCCAGCACCTCTACCACCACTACCTCCTTCTCCAAGTATTCCGACTCCGCCGCCGCCTTGACACTGCGTGGTGGAAGTATTACCGCCGCCACCGCCGCCGCCTGCACCGTTGCTTCCGCCTGTACCAGAATTGCTATATTCTCCATTACCACCATTACCACTATATCCAGCAGCACCGCCGCCGCCACCTCCGGCATTGTTATATTGAGAATTACCACCATTTCCACCACTTCCACCACCATCTCTTTCAGTTCCGCTACTGGTGCCGCCGCTGCCATAGAAATAGCGTCCTCCACCACCTCCACCAGTTGCCTGAAGTAAAACTGTACTACCTCTTTTTATTTGTGAAATGCCACCAGCAGATCCAGTTCCACCACTTGACGAACCACCGCCACCTCCAGCACCTATAACAACAGTTAAAGTTTCTCCAGGTGTTACGGTAAATGTTCCATATGAAAGAGCGCCACCGCCACCGCCGCCAGAACCTGCATTACCACCAGTACCACCAGCACCGCCTCCGCCGCCAACAACAACGGCAGAAACTGAAGTTACTCCAGCAGGTACAGTCCAATTAGTAGTTCCTGTTGTTGTAAATGCCTGCTGTCCAGGTTCTGCCGCTGCTGCACTAGAACCAGATAGTAAAGTACTAACAGGACCAGACATTCCTAGAGTTGATAATGGAGTCATATTATTATGCGAAGTTTACTACGTTTGCTAATACAGACCAAATTGGCGTTGATGAATATTTAATAATATTATATGTATAAACATCAACGCCACTAGATCCACCTGTAGATGGTGCAGATCCGCCTAACCATTTTTCAGTAACTGCTGCACCATCAATTGTCAATTGTGCAGAATATCCTGCTGCAGCAGCGGAAGAAATAAGAACAACTGTAATTGCTTCACCAACATTCATGGAAGAATTAAGTGTCGTTGAAGCATCAACTCTTATATTTGGTGTTGATGTTGTTGATTCTACCGTGTCAAAGTAATGAACCATACCATTCGCAAGATCAATATTTGTATTGTCACTCAGTTTTCCAGTTACAATATTTACACCCTCTTTGAGTAATCCAGCAACATCAAGATTACCTTGGAATGTAGTTGCACCCAGAATTCCTGCAGAGGAATTGAATGTTAGATTACTTCCAGATTTAGGTGGCAAATTTCCAGTTGCCGCAGTAGCAAATAATGGGAAACAAGTAGTATCTGAAGATTCATCTGCAACTGTTACGTTAGTTGCTGTGGTTGCAGTTCCAGTTACATTACCGGTTACATTACCGGTTACATCGCCAACTACGTTTCCAGTTATATTGCCAGTAAAAGATGTTGCAGTGATAATACCAGTAACGTTCATGTTACCAGTACCAGTAATATTCTTACTATTAAGATCTAAATTGCCACCAAGTTGTGGTGTTGTGTCACCTACAATGTCAGTTGAAATACCCGTCAGAGAAGTATATGGGTAATTGGTAGCATCAGAGAGATTAAAAGCAGGTGTTGTGTCAGTACCACCCAAATTAAATGTAACACCACCAACAGAAATAGTAGAATTATCTAATGCACTATTAGGAATACCAGTAAGATTAGCACCAGAACCAGAGAATGATGTAGCAGTAGCAATTCCAGTAATATTAATACCACCAGTGCCTTGAATTAATCTACTATTAAGGTCTAAATTGCCACCAAGTTGTGGAGAAGTATCATCAACAACATCAGATAACCCAACCAGATTTAATTCAACTCCAATTTGAAATCCAACTACTTCAATAATATCACCAACAGATGCTCCCGTAGTAAGAGTAATTGAAGTTCCGTTAGTTGCCGTATATTCTGTAGAGTCTAACTTAGATCCGTTCAGATATACATCACAATGCCCAACAGTATATTCTACCGTTCCACTAGCAGGAACGACAGTTTGTCCTTCTGTAGCAACTTCTCTATGTACATTTTTATCACTTGTTGGAATTGTAATGTCTGCTTGTCCTCCAGTAATGGAAACAGTTATTCCAGTTCCAACAAAGTTAATTGTCGTAACTCCAGTTCCAACAATTTCTCCATCAGAACTAACTCCAGTTACAGTTCCCGAACCACCACCACCTCCACCACCTGCTGTTGCGGCAGTTGTAATACCAGTGATTCTACCACTGGAATCTACAGTAATTATAGGTGTTACAGTAGAACTACCATAAGTCGCTGCAGAAGCACCAGTGAGTCCGGTTAAACTTGAACCAGAACCAGAGAATGATGTTGCACTTGCGGTTCCGGTTATTGTAACTCCAGTGGTTACGGTTTTTATCTTTTCAGATCCATAGTAGAAAAGTTTTGCCTCACCAGTGCTACCATCGGCACGGAAATAATCCGTAGTATTACCAGAACCATCATCAGTCTGAATAATAACATCATTGTCATCATTCAAACTAACAATATAAAGATCACCAACATCAGATTGTTGACTGACATAACTGTCAGAACCGTCATGATAAATTTGCAAGTCATTACCTGCACCAAATCTCAGTCTGTCATCAGTAGAACCAGAACTATCACCAAACTGAATTAGGTTTCCATTGGTATCTAATGTTCCACCAAGTTGTGGTGTGGTGTCTTCGGAAATACTAGATATTCCACTACCACTACCAGATCCTGCGGTTGCAACTGTAGAAATGCCAGTAATTCTTCCATTAGAATCTACAACAATAACAGGTGTTGCGTTAGCAGATCCATAAGTTGCAGCAGAAGCACCAGTAAGATCAGTCAGTGCAGAACCATCAAGTGCAGGTAATGCACCACTCAATTTAGATGAAGATACTGTAGATAATCTTGCGTCTGCAACTGTTCCTGTTAGTTGCCCAGCAGGTATTGATGTTAATGATGCGCCAGAACCAGAGAAAGTAGTACCGGTTATAATTCCACTAATATTAATACCACCAGTTCCGTTTATAAGATTAGCATTAAGATCTAAGTCGCCACCTAACTGAGGTGTTGTATCACCCACAATATGGGTGACAATTCCTGTTAAAGAAGTGAAAGGATAGTTGGTGGCATCAGTAAGATCAAATGCTGGTGTTGCATCAGTAGCACCTAATGCAATATTTACGCCACCAAGATAAATGGTAGTGTTAACTAAAGCACTGTTAGGAACAGAAGATTCTGATATTATATTACCGCTAAATGATGTTGCAGTGATAATACCAGTAACGTTCATGTTACCAGTACCAGTAATATCATTAGAGTTAAGATCTAAGTCTCCACCAAGTTGTGGAGTTGTATCATCAGAAACTTGAGCAAGTCCACCACCAGATCCGGCAGTAGTAACAGTTGTAATACCAGTAATTCTACCATTAGCATCAACCGTAATAACGGGTGTCAGTCCAGTACTTCCATAAGATCCAGCAGAAGCACCAGTCAATCCGGTCATATTTGATGCCGAACCAGAGAATGATGTTGCAGTTATAACACCAGTGATATTAACGTCACCAGTACCAGTAATATCATTACTATTAAGATCCAAGTTTCCACCAAGTTGCGGAGTTGTATCACCTACAATATGAGTTACAATTCCTGTTAAAGAAGTAAATGGATAATTAGTAGCATCACTTAAATCAAATGCAGGTGTTGTATCACTTTGTCCCAGTGATAATGTTACACCACCAAAATTAACACTAGAGTTATCTAATGCACTGTTAGGAATTGATGTTAATGATGCACCAGAACCAGAGAACGTGGTGGCAGTAGCAATTCCAGTTACATTCAGAGTTCCATCTGGTCTTATAACAACACCAGTAGTCGCTGTTCCGACAGTAATGGTTTGAGTCGTAGCAGAACCCAATCCAACTACATCATCCAAAGTTTGAGTTTCAGTATACGAAGTTAAATATGACTGAAGGTCACTGATTTGAGATTCAGTGATACTCAGTGCTGCCTGATGCTGTGTTACAGAACTTTCAGTGATGTTAGCATTGGGTACATTTGCCCAAGTAACAGCAGAACTTAGATCATTAGTTTCGGTAAAACTAGTAAGATAAGTAGAACTATCAACAGAACCATCTGCTTTTAAGAATTGAGATGATGTTCCGGTAGCAGTTGCAAATCCAGTAGCAGTTGCAACACCAGTGATGTTAATTCCACCAGTTCCATCAATTAGTTTCGAATTAAGATCTAAATTACCACCAAGTTGTGGTGTAGTATCTTCTACAACATTAGAGATTCCACCAGATCCTGTGGATGTAACTGTAGAAATTGAAGTGATTCTACCATTAGAATCAACAGTAATTATAGGTGTTAAACTAGCAGATCCATAAGTTCCTACACCAACACCAGTTAAATTAGTCAGATTTGCTCCACTGACGGCAGGTAATGTTGAAGGAAATCTATCATCAGGAACAGTTCCAGAACCTAAATTAGATGCATTTAGTGAAGTCAGATTTGCTCCACTAACAGTAGGTAATGTTGAAGGGAATCTAGCATCAGGAACTGTTCCAGAACCTAAATTAGATGCATTTAGTGAAGTCAGATTTGCTCCGCTACCATTAGTAAGAAGAAGTGTTCCACTTGATGATGGTAATGTTACTGTAGCATTACCAGAGTAGTCTGCATGTGCTGCTGCTTGAAGTCTTGTGTAATGAGCATTACTAACTTCACAATAGAAGTCAATTCTACCTTGAGAACCATCATCACTACGAACTTCTGCTTGATTAGTGAGTGTACTAATACCAGATACATTTAATTCAGTTAAAGTACCAACACTTGTCAATGAAGAATTAACAACATTAGATCCAAGTGTTGTTGCAGAAAGAACATCAGTTCCATTAATTTTATAAGTTTTGCCAGTTGCTAAATTTAAATTTTCACTAGATTTGAGTGAAGTATTGCTATGATCATAAAGTAAAGTATTATCAGGACCAATTGTAATACCAGCACCATCAGCTAAAAGATCACTAGTTGCAGTTGTAGCAATGCCAACTATAAAATCCGCAAGTTCAATCGTCGTAGAGTTGATCTGAGTCGTCGTACCATCAACATAAAGATCACCCTTAATTCTTACTGCACCAGTATCGTCTCCAACTGCAGCCGGATCGATGAATAACTCTGCTGGACCACTAATTGTATTACTAGTAACTCTAATAGCAGAACCTTCTGCTCCAGTATGTAATGCAGTAGCAGTTAAGATTCCAACTTGAATGTTATTTGATGTGGTGTTTCCTCTTCCAACTACAGAATCTAATGTATCTGTTTCAGCATAAGAAGTTAAATATGTAGAACTATCAACAGACCCATCTGCTTTTAAAAACTGAGATGATGTTCCACCAGATTTGACAAAAGATGTAGCAGTTATGATACCAGTAACATTTATGTTACCAGTTCCAGTAATATCATTACTATTGAGATCTAAATTACCGCCAAGTTGTGGAGTAGTATCACCTACAATATGAGTTGCAATTCCTGTTAAAGAAGTGTAAGGATAATTAGTAGCATCACTTAAGTCAAATGCAGGTGTTGTATCACTTTGTCCCAGTGATAATGTTACACCACCAAAGTTAACACTAGAGTTATCTAATGCACTGTTAGGAATTGATGTTAATGAAGCACCAGAACCACTAAATGTAGTGGCAGTTATGATACCAGTGATATTAACGTTACCAGTTCCAGTAATATCATTACTATTGAGATCTAAATTACCGCCAAGTTGAGGTGTAGTATCTTCCACAATAGATGCAATTGCTCCAGATCCACTAATAGGAGCAGTCGTAATACCAGTGATTCTACCATTAGCATCAACCGTAATAACTGGTGCTATGTCAGAACTACCATAAGTTGCTGCAGAAGCACCGGTTAATCCAGTCAAAGAAGATCCAGAACCAGAGAAAGTACCAGCAGTTAATGTATTAGTACTTGGATTATAATTTAATGTATTATCAGTTTCTAAAGTTTGTGATCCACTTTGCCCATCAGCAAAAGTTAGATATACAGTTTCATCAGTACTAACGTTAGAAGCAAGACTTATACTAGTTACAGTAGTAGTCAGTAAATTTGCAGAAGGATTATAAGTTAAGTTAGTGTCAGTTTCTAGTCTTTGTGATCCTGTAGCACCATCAGCAAAAGTTAGATATACAGTTTCATCATTAGTATTATTAGCAAGAAGATTTACATTAGTTGATTCTATTGCATTAGAAATAGTACCACTAATGGTATTTGTAGAAGGATTGTAAGTTAATGAACTGTCAGTTTCTAAACGTTGTGATCCATTTTGTCCATCAGCAAAAGTTAGATATACAGTTTCATCAGTAATGTTATTGATAGCAAGATTTAAAAAGTCGACAGTAGTATTCAATATGTTCGTAGAAGGATTATAAGTTAATCCAGTGTCAGTTTCTAAACGTTGTGATCCTGTAGCACCATCAGCAAACGTTAAATATACAGTTTCATTATTAGTATTATTAGCAAGAAGATTTACATTATTAGCGATATCTACAGTAGTATTAAGTGTATTGGTGCTTGGATTATAAGTTAATCCAGTGTCAGTATAAACATCGGAATTTGTATGATTTGTTCCTGGACTACTAGTAAGACTACTAAAAGGTATTAGATAATTAGAATTATCTGAGTTTGCTGTTAGTTTTAATCCAAAAGAATGGTTTGAAGTAGTAGCAGCAGCATTAAGTGTATTCGTATAAGGATTGTAAGTTAATCCAGTGTCAGTATAAACATCAGAATTTGTATGGGTTGTTCCTGGACTACTAGTAAGACTACTAAAAGGTATTAGATAATTAGAATTATCTGAGTTTGCTGTTAGTTTTAATCCAAAAGAATGGTTTGAAGTAGTAGCAGCAGCATTAAGTGTATTGGTGCTTGGATTATAAGTTAATCCAGTGTCAGTATAAACATCGGAATTTGTATGGGTTGTTCCTGGACTACTAGAAAGACTACTAAAAGGTATTAGATAATTAACATTATCTGAGTTTGCTGTTAGTTTTAATCCATAAGAATGGTTTGAAGTAGTAGCAGCAGCATTAAGTGTATTGGTACTTGGATTATAACTTAATGCAGTGTCAACATGAATATCAGAATTTGTATGGGTTGTTCCTGGACTACTAGTAAGATCACTAAAAGGTATTAGATAATTAGAATTATCCGAGTTTGCTGTTAGTTTTAATCCATAAGAATGAGTAGATTCAGAAGATCTAGCACCAATTACATTCGTAGAAGGATTATAGGTTAATGCAGTATCAGTTTCTAGTGCTTGCGTCCCTGTAGCACCATCAGCAAACGTTAAATATACAGTTTCATTATTGCTATTATTTGCATTAAGATTTACATTATATGCTAATGAAGATTCAGAAGATCTAGCACCAATTATATTCGTAGAAGGATTATAAGTTAAGTTAGTGTCAGTTTCTAGTCTTTGTGATCCTGTAGCACCATCAGCAAAAGTTAGATATACAGTTTCATCATTAGTATTATTAGCAAGAAGATTTACATTATTAGCGTTATCTGCAGTAGCACCAATTATATTCGTAGAAGGATTATAAGTTAATGAAATGTCAGTTTCTAGTCTTTGTGATCCACTTTGTCCATCGGCAAAAGTTAGATATACAGTTTCATTAGTACTGTCATTAGTAAGAAGATTTACATTAGTTGCTTCTGTTGCAGTATCTGCATTACCTGTAAGATCACCATCAAATGAAGTAGCAGTTACAATACCAGTAACATTTAATTTTACTAAAGTTCCAACACTCGTTAATGAAGAATTGACAACATTAGATTCAAGTGTTGTCGCAGAAAGAACATCAGTTCCATTAATTTTATAAGTTTTACCGGTTGCTAGATTTAGATTTTCACTAGATTTAAGTGCAGTGTTGGTGTGATCATAAAGTAAACTGTTATTAGGACCAATCGTAATACCAGCACCATCAGCTAACAAATCAGTAGTTGCAGTTGTAGCGATGCCAACTATAAAATCCGCAAGTTGAATGGTGGTTGAATTGATTTGTGTTGTAGTTCCATCAACATAAAGATCACCCTTAATTCTTACTGCACCAGTATCGTCTCCAACTGCAGCCGGATCGATGAATAACTCTGCTGGACCACTGATAGTATTAGAAGTAATTCTGACAGCAGAACCTTCTGCTCCAGTATGGAATGCTGTTGCTGTAGCAACACCAGTGATATTAATTCCACCAGTTCCATTAATAAGTTTCGAATTGAGATCTAAATTACCACCAAGTTGTGGGTTAGTATCATAAACTATTTCGGTACTGATACCTGTTAATGATGTATAAGGATAATTAGTAGCATCACTTAAATCAAATGCAGGTGTTGTATCACTTTGTCCTAGTGATAATGTTACACCACCAAAATTGACACTAGAATTATCTAATGCACTATTAGGAATTGATGTTAATGATGCACCAGAACCAGAAAAAGTAGTGCCGGTTATAATTCCACTAATATTAATTCCACCAGTTCCATTAATAAGTTTCGAATTGAGATCTAAATTACCACCAAGTTGTGGGTTAGTATCTTCCGAAACAGATGCAATTGCATCTGTTCCACTAATGGAAGCAGTTGTAATACCAGTAATTCTACCATTAGCATCAACCGTAATAATTGGTGCTACGTTATTACTACCGTAAGTTCCTACACTGGCACCAGTCAAATCAGTCAGATTTGATCCATCACCAAAGTAAGTAACAACACCACTAACTGATGTTACTATTCCAGAATCTACTTTTACAGAACCTAATGTACTTATTCCAGTGACGCTTAACTGTCTACTGTCATCAATGACAGTTGTGCCTTGTACCTTAATTGCCATCTACCGTCCTCGTATACACTAGGTAGTTTTTAGTACAAGTATTTAGTTGATCACTCAAGTTTAGAAAGTCTAGTATTTAAATTATCAATTTGTTTTTGCTGTTCCTTAACTGTCTCAATTAATAGACCGATTAAACCATTGTAATTAACTGTTTTAGTGTCATTTCCATTAACAAGTTGAGGAAGAACTTTTTCAACCTCTTGAGCAATGACACCTGCGGACGGTTTATTATTCTCCTTCCATTCAAAGTTAACACCACGAATCTGAACAATCTTTTCAAGTGGATCTTCAATAGTCCGAATATTAGTCTTAAGATTTTGATCAGAAGTTGTGTTGAAATCAGTTGAAGTAGTAACACCAGTGATAGTAATACCACCTGTACCATTAATAAGTTTAGAATTAAGGTCTAAATTCCCACCAAGTTGTGGTGTAGTATCAGTTGAAACTTCTACTATACCATCAAATGAAGTAGCAGTTACAACACCAGTGATATTAATTCCACCAGTTCCATTAATAAGTTTAGAATTAAGGTATAAATTACCGCCAAGTTGAGGTGTAGTATCATAAAGTATTTCTGTCGAAATACCCGTCAGAGAAGTATAAGGATAATTAGTAGCATCACTTAAGTCAAATGCAGGTGTTGCATCAGTGTCACCTAAGTTAAATGTAACTCCACCAATAGCAATACTAGAATTATCTAATGCATTGTTAGGAATACTAGTAAGAGAAGCACCAGAACCAGAGAATGTCGTAGCAGTGATAACACCAGTGATATTAATTCCACCAGTTCCATTAATAAGTTTCGAATTGAGATCTAAGTTTCCACCAAGTTGTGGAGTTGTATCATAAAGTATTTCTGTCGAAATACCTGTTAACGATGTATAAGGATAATTAGTTGCATCACTTAAATCAAATGCTGGTGTTGCATCAGTGTCACCTAAGTTAAATGTAACTCCACCAATAGCAATACTAGAATTATCTAATGCACTATTAGGAATATTAGTAAGAGAAGCACCTGATCCAGAGAATGTAGTAGCAGTTGCAATACCAGTTATTGTGACACCAGCATTCGTAGTCTCAAGTTTCTTGGAGTTATCATAGTAAAGTTCAACAGCACCATCATCATGAATAATAATTCCCTCTTCAGCATTACGAGGTCTAAGGTAAATGTTACCTCCCACATCAGTGGAAGCATTGGTACGAATATAAAGATGTCCAGTCTTATTGTCTAAGTAGGTATTAGATCCAGTATGGTAAATATCAAAATCTTTATCGGCACCACATGTAAACTTACCATTAACAGGACCAGACTGGTCACCTACACTAAATGTAGTAGCAGTTACAAAACCAGTAATATTAATTCCACCAGTCCCATTAATAAGTTTCGAATTGAGATCTAAATTACCACCAAGTTGTGGTGTAGTGTCGCCTAAAATGTTAGTTGAAATACCTGTCAAAGAAGTATAAGGATAATTAGTAGCATCCTGAAGATCAAATGCAGGTGTTGTATCACTTTGTCCCAGTGATAATGTTACACCACCAAAGTTAACACTAGAGTTATCTAATGCACTATTAGGAATACTAGTAAGAGAAGCACCAGAACCAGAAAAAGTAGTGCCGGTTATAATTCCACTAATATTAATTCCACCAGTTCCATTAATAAGTTTAGAATTAAGGTCTAAATTCCCGCCAAGTTGAGGTGTAGTATCATAAAGTATTTCTGTCGAAATACCTGTCAAAGAAGTATAAGGATAATTAGTAGCATCACTTAAGTCAAATGCAGGTGTTGTATCACTTTGTCCTAGTGATAATGTTACACCACCAAAATTGACACTAGAATTATCTAATGCACTATTAGGAATTGATGTTAATGAAGCACCAGAACCACTAAATGTA